ACGGACCCCGCGGGTTTTACCTTTCTGTTTGGGGATCGTCCTTCCATTGGGGCGGTTCCTTTTTTCGCTACGGCCCGTGACCAGCCAGATACCCGCGCAAGCGGCCTGGGACTCGGAACGGATACCCGTGCAACCCGTGTTTGATTTACCCGCATTCAATCAAAAAGGAGGTTTGCAATGTCGCAAACCAATCGCGAACTCATTTTGTCGTCAGCTCAAAACAGCACCGACGACTTGGCACTCAAGATTTTCTCGGGCATGGTGCTCGAGGCGTTTCAGCAAAGCACAATGTTCTACGACCGCTCAGGCACGTTCATCTCTGTCAAGCAGATTGAAGGTGCGACCAGCGCGCAGTGGCCCATCCTCGGCGATGATCCGGCTCCTTCGTATCACACAGCTGGCGCGGTGCTGAACGCTCAAACCACTCAGGGAAGCAATGTCGCCCGAATCAAGACCAACGAAGCCGTGGTGACCGTGGACGAGATCCTCGTCAACGCCATCGACGTGCCATTCCGCGATCTTGAGCAGGCGCATTTCGATGTGCTTGGCCCCTACGCGACTAAGCTTGGTCGCTCCATCGCTCGCGTTCTTGACAAGAAGATCGCAATTCTTGGAGTCAAGGCTGCGCGCACTGGATCGTCGGCTGGTCTGCACGGCGGCGGCTACAAGATTGAGCGCAACTCAACTGGTTCCGCTGGTTCTGCCAACGGATCGTCTCCGTCGAGTGCTGGACTGTTTACCAATGCGACCGGCTATCCGCTGTCGCCCCAGGGCGCGTACCAGTTCCGTTCCAATGTTTCTGACCTCGCCCAAGCTATGGACGAGAAGAACGTGCCATCGGAAAACCGCTTCCTGTTCATCAGCCCGTACATCAAGTCGGTCCTCCGTTTTGAGGCCAACTTCGATGGCACGAACCTGACTAGCGTGCCGGTCATGGCGAGCACCTACGACCGCAACACCAACAACGCTCCCAACGATATAAACAATCGTGTTGTTGGTATGCTCGAGGGTTTCAAGGTTTTGGTCACCAACCACCTGCCGTCGTTTGACACGGCTACTGGCACGCTGTCTGCTGAAGATCTCGTTGCCACCCAGGATGGTCGCAGTGGAACCAAGTACACTGGAACCTTCGACGGAAGCTCTCAGGCTGGTGGCCGACCGGCGGCCCTTGCGCTGTGCGGTGCAGACAGTGGCAGCCCTGCAATCGGCATGGTGCAGGCGACAGGACTCACCTCCTACATGGAGCGTGACGAGCGTCGCAACACCATGTTCCTCAAGTCGCAGGTCATGTGCGGCTTGAACGTGCTCTGCCCGTGGTCGGCGGGCGTGATTCAGTTGTACTGATCCTGACGCAACCCCCGGAAGCTAGGGGGTGGGGCTTCGGCTCCACCCCCTGGTTATTTCTTATGACCACCGAGTCAGGCCGTATCGTCAATCTGTCGTTTCGTGATTGGCTAGGTCTTATCGGCCTTGTCATTTCCATGCTTGTCATTGTCGTTGGCTGTTGGATTCAACTTATTCGCATGATGGAGCGCATCGACGCAAGCGTTCAGTTTCACAACCAACGACTCCAACGAATTGAGTCGCAACTCGACACAAGGAAACCATGAACATTTATTCAAACATCGTTACGAAACGCATTGACGGGACGGCAAACGACATTACTGGTCACGTTGTCGGCTCGTTCTTGAGCACACCGCAGCCAAATCTGAGCAAGGCTGAAACAACTGGCAACTCTGCGGCGGCTTACCCCACCGCTGCCCCGACAACAACCGCGCCGTCAACTACCGGCGCAACGATGCTGCTCTACAACTCGACAACTGAGCAGCCCAACTTGCTGATGATTGCACCGTACTCAACAGTAAGCAATGCAACTTCGCCAGGTGTCAGGATCATCGGATGGCGTAGCTATGTGCAATCTGCAAGCACGCTCTACTTCCCAACAGTGCTTGCCGACCTCACGCTTACATACAGCACAGCGACTTCTGCCGTAAGCATCGACGCCGCCCCTCGGCATTTCTTCTACGCAATCACTTCTGCAAGCGGAGTGCCAACCGTCAATGTGTACTCGCCCGGATCGACTGTTTTGGCGGTATCTAATCCGCCTGCGTGTGCTTTGATTGACACTGTGGGATCGCAAATCATCACAGCGCAATTCAAGTCAAGCAGCGCAACAACCTTCGGCGCACTGTACTGCGTCATCTGATATGCGAAGCTCGATCTCTCGCTCTAGTCGCCTATCGTCTGTCGGCGCACTTAAACAACTTGCGACAATGACTGGTAGCGACAATCGAACGCTTGACCTTGATTTCACAAAGGGTGTGATCGACAGCCGCGTAAATGTTTTTCGCGCTACAGTCGGCACATTTATCAATTCGAGCGGTGTGCTGCAAACCGCTGCGTCTGGAACTCACACATCAATCAATCAAGTTGCGCGTCTCGATCACGACCCAATTACACTGAAGCCGCTTGGTCTATTGATTGAGGATGCTGCTACAAATGTTTTGACTGGCCTGACCTCAGGCGGTTGGGGCCGAAACAACATTAACGGAAGCGGAAGTGGCAACATCCTTGCGTTTGGACAAACTGGACCAGACCAACAAAGCAATACTGCCGCAAGAATTTCAACGGCAGCATCAACATCGTTTACAAACATGCACATTGGATTTGTAACCAATGGTGCAGGTTCAGCACGAACATTCAGTGTGTGGCTCAGGGGCGTTGGATCAAACACTACTGCTAGCATTGGCATCTTTGGATCAAGCGCGCCATCTAACGTCCAATTCAAGCAATTTGGCAGCAGTGTTACGGTGACCACAACGACAAGCGGCAACAATCTGATTGCACTCGTAACAGGACTGTCTACAACTGCGTGGACCCGCGTAAGCATCAGCAGAACTGACTCGCAGGTCAGCTCCGACTCATATAGAATTGTTCCTGGCAATCACACTGCAACAATCGCTAGTGGACTGTCACTTGATATCTACGGGCCGCAAGCGGAGCCTGGATTTACGATGTCCAGCACCATTATTACAACCACCGCGCCAGTAACCCGTTCCAATGATTCGGTAGAAATGGATTTTTCAGCACTGCTTGGGCCTAGTATGGGAAGCCTTGTAGCCCGCGGGATCCCTCGACTCACCGCGGACTTTGCTTGCCTAGCTAGTTTAAACGATACCTCGCCTGATAACGCGCTAGACATTGGAGTAGACAATAATGCGGGCAGATTGTTTATTTATGCTGCTGGGGTTACTGAGGCTGATATGACATGCGGCTCGGCTGGCAACAACGAAAGTGTTTGTGTTGCTGGCGCGTATGCTAACAATGATTCTCAGATATCGTGCAACGGTGCGTTGGGTCCGCGCGCTACATCTGGGGTTCACGATATCAATACGATGTATATCGGTAGGAGCTCACAAGACTCAAATTATATAAATGGGACAGTTGAGCGAATTATTTACTTCCCGACGCTCTTGTCTGACGCAGCCTTGCAACGATTGACCACATGAAAAAGACGATCCAAGCAGTTGGCGGAACACCGAGCATGTATCTGGTGTTGACGTGAGATGGCTTCTCTGTTTGCTTCTGACCGGGTGCTCTGCCAGCGAACGCATAAGTACAACCGCAACGGCGATTCGACAAAAGGCTGATGAAATCATCGTGTCGGTGGATCAAATCCACGACAATGATGCACAGGTGCAACAAATACGGTCCAATGCAGAGTCGATCCGCGAAGCAGTCGGCGTGATTCACGCCACCGTGCCGCATGTAGCAGATATCACGCCCTGGTGGGCAACGCTGCTGAAGTGGCTGGCAATGGCTGCGGTCGGCGCTGCCGCCGTTTGGCTCTTGACTGCCAGCGGAATACTCAGCGCAATCCGCGCAGCAATCGGCTGGATACCAACTCGCACACGATCTACGGCATCCATGATCTCATCGACCATCCGCAACGACAAGCCCGAGACTGTTCGTGAACTCGTTGCAATGATGCGGGCGCAAGACCCGACTCTCGACCGCGCACTTCAAGACCTCAAACAAAAGGAGTCCCATGATTCTGGCAAGCATTGAAAGCTTCCTCGGTTCGCTGTGGTTTGGAATAGCACTGCTCGCAATTGGCTACATCGGCGGCAATCTCGTCCCGTTCTCGTCCCTGACTGGTTTTGTTCAACGACTCTTCACTAAGAAGCCATGAGCAAACTCAAGGTCAATACAATTGAAACTGTTTCGGGCAGCGGCGACCTTACCGTCAGCAACACTACGACTCTGCTTGTTGCCGGTCAGCTCAAGGCTAATGCGGCTACTGCATCAAGCAGCACCTTAACGGGCGCAGCAGTCGTCACGGGTGGCATCGGTGTTGGTGGCGCAGCGTTTATTGGCGGCGTTGGTAACGTGACGGGGGTACTGACGGCAGCAAACACAACCGACAGCAGTTCAACCACCACGGGCGGACTTGTGTGCTCTGGTGGCGTTGGGATTGCAAAGGCGCTGCGTGTTGGCAGTACAAATGTGAGTACAACCACCGCAACGGGCGCAGTCATCGTCACGGGTGGGGTCGGCATCGGCGGCGCGGTGAACGCAGGCAGCGACAGCAAGTTCAACGGCGTGCGGGTCGGCAGAGGTGGAGGGAATCAAGCGTCCAACACGGCGGTCGGTACGACGGCTTTGGGCAGCGCAGTCGCATACGGACCAAGTCAAACTGCGGTTGGAGTTGGCGCACTAGCGGCTGCAAGCACAGGCACTGGCAACACTGCGGTGGGAAACAATTCGCTGTCCTCCAACCTCACTGGAGTAGCCAACTCTGCGGTGGGCTTGACTGCGCTGTTCTCCAACACCGATGGCGCAAACAACTGTGCGGTGGGCGCGGATGCAATGTTTAATAACACCACGGGAGGGGGTAACTCTGCGATAGGCGTGAATTCGCTAAGACAAAACACTACAGGTAACAACAATGTTGCGGTGGGGTTGACTGCGGGTGCGTATCAACCAAATGGCGCGATTTCACTCGCCTCTCCCGAGAACAGCATCTACATCGGCGCAAACTGTAGAGGCTTCAACAACTCCGACGACAACACCATCGTCATCGGCGCAGGAGCAATCGGCACAGGTGCGAACCAAACGATCATCGGAACTTCAGCCACAACCAAGACAACTATCTGCGGCGAGTTGTTCACGGGCGAGGGTGAGGCAATAAGAGTCGGCAGAGGTCAAGCGAATATCTCGACCAACACGGCGGTCGGGACAACCGCGCTCGGCAACGCAAATGCAGATGGTGCAAATCAGACTGCCGTCGGGGTCGGCGCACTAGCAGGGGCAAGCACTGGCTCAAGCAACACTGCGGTGGGCTTGACTGCGCTGTCCGCCAACACCCAAGGGCAGAGCAACTCTGCGGTTGGCGTGAATGCGCTGCTGAGCAACACCATGGGCGAATCCAACTCTGCGGTTGGCGTGAATGCGCTGCGCGAAAACACCCAAGGGAACAACAACTCTGCGGTTGGCGTGAATGCGCTGCGCGAAAACCAGACAGGCGGCACCAACTCTGCGGTGGGCAGAGATGCGCTGGTCTCCAACACCACGGGTAGTAGCAATGTTGCAGTGGGCTTCAGAGCAGGTCAGTTGCAATTGAGCGGATCTGCTCTCACCGATCCCGAGAACAGCATCTACATCGGCGCAAACGCAAGGGGCTTCGACAACTCCGACAACAACACCATCGTGATTGGTGCAAACGCAGTCGGCACGGGCCCAAACCAAACGGTCATCAACACAACTGCGACAACGCTCACGACGATCCGAGGCACACCGACGAGCGTGCTCGCGTTCTCGGGCGACACCATGCGGATCGTGACGCAGCGAAACCCTGCATCGAGTGCGAGCGGCAACACAGGCGACTTCGCATTCGGCACGGTCAGTGGCACGACCTATCTCTACTACTGCATCGCAAGCGGCAATTGGGGTCGAGTTGCACTCACCACGGGCTACTGAAAGGAAACACATGCTCACTAAAGAAACAACCATCGAAACAATCTCAGTCAAACCGTGGGGCGGCGTTGAAGTTGTCCAACGGACGTGCATCAAGGACGCAGGAGTTCAGATTGCTTGCACGGAAAGCAACAGATCAATCAACCCTGGCGATGATTTCAGTAGCGAGGACGCAAGAGTCCAAGCAGTCTGCGCCGTGGTTCACACGCCAGAGATTGTGTCAACATATCAGGCACAGTTGGCCGCTGCAAACCAACAGGTGTAATCCATGACAAAACTCGAAGCGGTCAATGCCGTGCTTCGTAGGCTCGGATTGCCGCCAGTAACCGCTCTTGACACGGGCGGTATCTCAACACAGGCTCATGCCGAGCGATACTTCGATGATGCCGACCGTGCGTGCCAAGCGCGAGGGTGGCATTTCAATACTCGCCGCAAGGTCACGCTGACGAGAAATGTCAACAACAAGATTGCCGTACCAGCCAACACCTACCGCATAGATACCGATGATATTGATGCCGGAAAGGACATCACGGTGGTCGGCGGGTTCTTGTACGACATTGAGACAAACACTGATGTTTTTACTCAGGACATCGTGGTGACCTATGTGGCGCAAACAAGCGTCACAGACTTGCCGCAAACTTTTGTGGACTACATCATCACAGAAGCGGCGTACCAGATGAACCGCACGCACAAGAAGGATCAATCCATCGACGGGATGCTCCGTGATGAAGCAGGCCGTCGATACGCAGAGTGCAGACGCGAGGACGATTCCCGCGCCGATGTCAACGTACTTAACACAGGCGAAATGAACCAGTTTCGTGGACGCCCGCGACTGCGGGACAGGAGCTTCTAAATGCCAGCAATTACCAAACTTGACGCCGTCAACCAATGTCTTGCGGCCATCAACGAATATCGAATCGCTGCACTTGACACAGGCGGCACAAGCATCGGAGCCGAAGCGGAGCGATATGTTGATGACAGCACGCGGTACTTTTGCGCCCAAGGGTTCCCTTGCAATACCCTGCGATCCAAGGCACACACACCCGATGCTTCGTCGTTTGAAATTGAGCTCGGATCATCAGTTCTTCGTGTGCGATCCGCTGGACCAGATCAACACCGAAATCTTGTTATGCGAGGCACAAAGGTGTTTGACGCAGACAAGGGGCAGCTTTCGATGGGTGGCGCAAGCGATGTCTATCTCGATGTCGCCGTACTACTAAGCTTTGAAGATCTCGACCCTATGCTCCGCGAGCAGGTCGCTCAACACGCCGCACAGCGGTTCGGTCGCAGACTCGTTGGCTCTCAGATGTCAGATGCGTTCCTGTCGCAAGAGCTCGCCATCACCGACGCTATGCAGCCGCGCGACCCGACATTTGGATCTCGGCCACTCTTTGCCCAGGCAGCTTCTCAACCGCAGCAGCAGCAATAAATGGCAACGACTGACTTCCGCCAGCGAATTGGATCGCTGCACAACGGCATCTCAACGCAAAGCGCAAGCAGTCGGTTCCCGTCACAGGTTGAGGACGCAGAGAATGCGCTGTTCAGCGTCACCAACGGCGTGTCAACTCGCGCAGGATCAAGACACCACGCATCGTTTGCTGGCAACAGCTTTAGTCAGGGGTACTTGCGGGCGCACCGAATTGTCCGTGACAGCGCGGAACGCTACATGGTTGTCTACGGAAGAGATAACAACGCAACTTTTTTGCGGATCATTGATTTGTCGAATCCTCGCAACAGGACGCAGTATGTCGTCGGACCTGCGAGCGGTACGTTCACGCTCACTTTTGGTGGCGAAACAACAACTCTCATTGCATTCGACGCTGCGGCAGTTGCTGTGCGGACGGCGCTTGCGACGCTCACTACAGTTGGGAGCACCGACTATGTGGGGGTTACGCGCACGGGAAGCGGCCCGTACACCTACACAATCACGTTTGCAGACTTCCTTGCCACTCAAACCCTGATGACGGCATCAGGGAGCGCGACTGTTACAGGGACTGTCATCACGCCAACAATAAGTCCAGGTGCTAAGACATACCTCGACGCAAACTCGCCAACAGCAGACGATCTACGACTTCTGACGATTGTGGACACCACAATTATCTGCAACACAAAGGTCACAACTGATACGGGTACGCATGGCTCATTCTTAACCCCCGACACCAAGATTCTGGAAACCACGT